AAACATAATTTTTGAGCCGTTCGAAGGGTGGTATAACTTTGAAGAGCAATACAACCACAATATTGAGACTCTTATAGATCAAATTAATGATATTTTTTTAAGTGAACACAAGCAACAAAAAACAATCAAAAATATAGATGATTATATTAAATCGTTTATGGGCTTTATTCCTTTATTGAGCTTGTTAAAGATAACCAGAGCTAAAATGTTATCTAATGTCCTAACGAAAAGGGGCGCATCTGGTCTTGTAATAAAACTAGCCGATGAAGATGAAAACAACGATCAAACTAAGGTAGATGAATATATAAACGACCCAAACTTCAAAACCGTTGCAATCCTTGCTGAACAGGCGGGGTTTCATGTAAGTAAAAATTCTCCATGGACTCTGGTCGCAAATTTAGGTTCCAGACTAATGAAGTTTTACATGCAGCCAAACAAATATGAAAAAGAAACTAAAAAGATTTTTGATGATCTGCTCTTAAAAGAAACTAAAAAAGCAGGAACTCCCGATATCGAAAAGATAAAAGAACAAGCACAGAAAGAAGCAAAAAAGAAAATTATGTCGACAAAGCTTTCCATAGAAAGTATATTTGAAAAGTATTATTTTGAAACCGCTTTTGCTGATTTTAATACTGTTAAAAAGGTGTTTTATTATGGATATACTTCGTTTCTAGAAAAGCATCCAGAAGCAAGAGAAACAAAGTTCTGTCAGATTGCACAAAAAACGATTCAAGTGTACACACCAAGAGAAGATATTTATGAAAAAGAATATAATCAGAGATTTGATGACAGGTTCTTCTTGAAGGCGTTTCTTATTATTAAAAACTACGAGAACGGCAAAATATTTTCACAGAGGCGCCTCAAAGAACATCTCAAGCAAGCCTATCTAACCAAGAAAAGGGTTGACATATCCGCAGCAATAATGTATATTAATAGTGTATTTAAGGGACTAGAGAGCACTGCGTGATTTTTCAATCTTTGGACAAAAAAAACAAATGTAAAGATATCTACTGTGGGGGGAAGATTCACAATGAGATATCAGAAGACTTAACCGGCACGTGGGATTACGTTGATACGCCCCACAACGTAGAATATGCAAAATTATATTGCGGCGGCCAATCCATTGAAGACGTGTGCCCCGATTATTTGAAAGAACAGTGGCTTAGTGCAAGCCAAAAGCTTAAAGCTTATTTAAATTCTTTTATGCAAGCAAAGATTTCACTAGAAGAGCATTGTTTTTACAACTTAGTGCCAAAACACTTTCTTTTAGACTTTTTTGAAGTAAAGAATAAAATAACAGAACACGTTTTTGACAGTCGCACTCGTCCCGATAATTATAATTTTTTATTGCAACTTACAAAGGTAGTAGAAGACATCAAAAAAAGACCTTTAAAGCTAAAAATGAGCAATTTAAGAAATTTAAGACATCAGTTGGCAACTAGGAACTTTTTAAAACGCCTAAACGGGTCGGACAAGCATGTCAAATATAATATTTTTGGGACAAAGACTGGCAGGCTAACAACAGAGCCAAAATCTTTTCCTATTTTAACGCTTAAGAAGGAGTATCGCACTATCTTAGAGCCAAACAACGACTTGTTTGTGGAACTAGATTTTAATGCTGCCGAATTAAGGACATTATTGTCTTTAATGGGCAAAGAACAACCAAAAGAAGATATACACGACTGGAATGCCAAAAATATATTTCGCGGCCTACAATCGCGAAAAGAAGCCAAAGAGCGTATTTTTGCTTGGTTGTACAACCCAGACTCTAAAGACTATTTGGCCAACAGGGCTTATGACAAAACAAGCGTTAAAGAAAAATACTGGGATGGCAAAGCGGTGGTGACACCATTTGGTAGAAAAATAGAAGCAGACGAGTTTCACGCTTTAAATTATCTGATTCAAAGCACAACCGCGGATATGGTATTGCGCCAATTGATTAAAGTTTATGATCTGCTTAAAGGGAGCAAGTCACATATAGCGTTTGTGATACACGACTCGTTGGTGATCGATTTAGCAAAAGAAGATAAACACCTGTTGAAAGACATCTTTAATACTTTTTCGAAAACTGAGTTGGGCGAATTCTTAATTTCAGTGAAGGCTGGTAAAGATTTCGGCCAAATGAAGGAAGTAAAATGGACATAATCGGCTTCGGCGGCGCTGGTTGCAACGTTGCAAAAACATTTGAAGTTTATTCACAATATAAGATTCACTATATAGGCGTTGGGCTTCGCGGCGCTGATAGCTATTCCCTTTTAAAGGCTAATACCATGGAAGAAGCAGAAACAAATGTGCCGAAATTTTCAAAACTTATTAAAAAACTAAAAAATGAAGTTGTTTTTATATGTGCTGGATCGGGCATCAACAGCGGTTCAATTTTAGGAACCCTAGAACAATTTAAGCATTTGCCAATAACTGTAATTTATATTAAACCAGATTATGATCTTTTAAGTGAAAAAGAAAAACAGAGGGAAAGGGTCGCACATGGAGTGTTGCAACAATTTGCCAGATCGGGACTGCTTAAGCGCATGTATTTGTTTGATAATGCAAAAATAGCGGAGATACTGGGTGGCCTTTCGATAGTTGAATATCACTCCAAAATCAATCAAATGATCGGTAACTCCCTTCACATGTTGAACTATTTTAAAAACGCAGACTCTATTATGACAAACATTTCAGATCCGCAAGAAATTAACAGAATATCAACAGTCGGAGTTTATAATTTTGAGGAAGAGGCTGAAAAATATTTTTATGATATTGTGCATGTACGAGAAAAACATTTTTATTTTGCCTTTAATGATGAAACTTTAAACAAGGAAAAAAATCTTTTAAATAAAATAAGCGGACAAATAAAAAACGCTGGACAATCTGAATATACTGCGGTATCATATGATATAACAGCGACGACATATGAGGAAAACTTCGCGTATATCGAAGCTCACACAAATTTCATTCAGGGTGAAAAAAATAGTTGACAATAGCTCAGAATGAGGTATACTTATAGTGCGGGCTGGGAAAACCACCCAGCCTATAATTTTTAAGGAGAAAATAAAATGGCATTAGATTTGAAAAAGATGAAGCAGAAGCAGGTTGCGCTGCAATCAAAAGGCAACGGTAAACGGTGGTTCTGGAAGCCGCAAGACGGCGATCAGACGATCCGTATCGTTCCAGACGCTGGTGGCGATCCCTTTCGGGAGTTTTGGTTCCACTACAACCTTGGCGACAAGCCCGGGTTCTTAAGCCCAAAGCGCAATTTTGGCGAGGACTGTCCTTTGGACACCTTTGTCCGCAAGCTTTGGGAAGATGGTTCTGACGATTCCCGCGAATTGGCTAAGAAGCTGATGGCAAAGCAACGCTTCTTTTCACCCGTTATTGTTCGCGGGGAAGAGGATCAGGGCGTTCGTTTGTGGGGTTACAGCAAGACTGTTTACGAGAAGCTGCTTAGTCTCGTTTTGAACCCGGATTATGGCGATATCACCGATCCGGAAACTGGTACCGATCTTACCCTTCGATATGGTAAGAAGTCGGGTGCTATGTATCCCAGCACGGATCTTGATCCGCGCCGCCGCTCTTCGGCTCTCACCGAAGACAAGGAATTGGCAAAGGAGTTCATCAACACCGAGATCGACTATGGTACGATCTTTACTCGCAAGACGACTTCGGAAGTCCAAGAGATGTTGGATGAATATCTTTCAGATGGCGAAGGAAGTGTAGAAGTGGAGAAGTATAGCACAGAGAACACAGTAGACAAGGCATTCAATGAATTGTTGGCAAGCTAGGCTTTAGGCTTGTGGGGGGGCTTCGGCCCCCCCTTTTTTTTCTTGGAGACATTATGGCAAAAGTAGACAAAACAACTGGTCGATTAAGCATCGCCGATATGAAAAAACTGGTAAACAAGTCAGCAGGCGCAAATGTTGCGTTTTCTTTGAAAGACGAAAATCCAACTGAAGTTAATGAGTTTATCCCAACTGGTTCTAAATGGCTAGACGGCATTATCCGTCGTGGCAAATGGGGCGGAATCCCCGTTAGCAAGATCAGCGAGATCGCCGGTTTAGAAGCAACGGGCAAATCTTATATGGCGGCACAAGTTGCTGCAAATGCTCAAAAATTGGGCATTGACGTAATTTACTTTGATTCAGAAAGCGCCATTGATCCCTCTTTTTTGGAAAACGCTGGTTGTGACCTAGAAAACCTTTTATATGTCCAAGCACAGTCAGTTGAGTTTGTTTTAGAGACAATCGAAAATCTTTTAGCAAATAACGACAGCAAAATGCTATTTATATGGGACAGTATGGCAATGACGCCCTCAATCAGCGATATCGCTAGCGACTTTAACCCGCTATCAACGATGGCGGTGAAGCCTCGTATCCTTTCAAAAGGTATGGCGAAACTAGTCCAACCGATCGCCAACAAAAAGGCGACTTTGTTGATTCTGAACCAGCTTAAAACAAACATCACTAGAAGGCCCGCAGAGGCCATGACAACGCCGTATTTCACTCCGGGGGGTAAGGCCCTAGCTTACGCCTATTCCTTGCGTGTGTGGCTAACTGCGCGCAAAGGCAAGGCAAGTTTCATCTATGATGATAAGGGCTTCCGCATCGGAACCGAAGTCAGGGCAAAGATCGAAAAAAGTCGCTTTGGGACACAAGGAAGAGAGTGCTCTTTTAAGATTATTTGGGGTGGTGAAGATATTTTCATTATGGACAAAGAAAGCTGGCTTGAAGCAGTTAAATCTTCAGAGTATTTAACAAATGCTGGTGCTTGGTTTACACTACACTATAAAGATGGGAAAACGGTTAAGTTTCAGACAAAACAGTGGAATGAAAAACTTGAAGACAAAAAGTTCTATAATAGAGTTATAGAATTAATGGAACAAGAGATTGTTCTTAAATTTGATAAACGTGAAGGCAAAGCAGCAGATTTTTATGATGTTGACAATACTGAGCCGGAACAATATCCATGAAAAAAGATAAGATCATTAAAAAATTTCAAGAAGAGTTTGTTTTAAGCAAAAAATATAAATATGACTTTGATAAAGATGTCTGTGGCAAGACTATCGAGGTAATGGTACCACAAGATCATGCCAAGCGCATCAGGCTTAAGCTGCCTCGTTGGTGGCGTGAATATAGAACAATCGTGAAATTTCACGAAGAATCAAACAAAGAGGATGACGAATAATGTCGACAAAAAAGAGAAAAAACAATTCAGCTTTTACAAGCAAAAAGACTAGTCAAGGCAACGGCCAATGGACGAAGTTCCCACACAATAAAAGATCAAAATTATATAAAAAGAAGTATCGCGGGCAAGGAAAATAAATAGACTATTTATTGTATGGCTAGATACGATAAAGATATTTCAAATAATAAATTACACGGCAAAGAAAACCCTTCGGTCGCGACTACCAGAGGGCTAAGCGTTGAAATAACTCCAGCAATCGACGATTTTGAAAACGGCGACGGTGTAGGTGAGATTATAAAACTTGGCGGAATTGGTTATCACGCGACCCCTGGCGCTACTTTACCCGGGGCATGCTATTGGCTTTACCAAAGCGGCCACACCACCGCCGGCAACGATTATCCGAATGCGCCCACTTGGTGGCAAACAGATTCAGATGATCCAAATTTTGGCGGAAATGATATTATAGCTATAGCCATGGGTACAGTTCCAGTCATCGACGGCATGTTGATCAGAGGAATTGCGAGAATTCCCGACGCCTATGTGAACGGAACGCCGGTGCTTGGCAAGGAAATATTTATTTCCGAATCGGACCACAAAATAGATTTTACGGCGCCGTCCCCCCCCTCTGAATTTGTAAGAGTTATTGGTTATTGTCTAGATAAGAACGACGATGGCGATGTGCTTATTCATTTTGATCCGGATCGCACTTGGCTGGGTCACAGCGCGCTTGCCGGCATTGACGACCAGACATCTAGCAATGATGATCAGATAACAATTAAAGACGCAGAAGTTGTAATTAACGAAGATAGTGATGATCTGGACTTTCGTGTTGAAACTAACGCTACTGCAACTGCCCTTGTCGTTGATGGTGGCGCCGATTTAGTAAAAATTGATGCAGCACAAGCCCTTCACCTTAAGGACTTGGGCGGCGCCGCCAATACGCCGGCAAGTGGGTATGGTGTCATGTATGTTAACGGCGACACGCCGTATTTTAAAACCGATGGTGGAGTAGCCACCAGCATGATCGGCGGCGGATCCGCAGATATTAGCGGTACCCCGG